CCCCGGCTGCGGGGTTCCTGCCGCTCTATCGAGAAGTCTCTCTGCGATAGATAGCAATTCCCCCTTCTCAGACATGACATTCCCAAACTCAATCGGTATAACAGCACGTCCGTTGGATTGAGCCAGCCCCTCAACAGAGAAGGCGGTCATGTCAGGTGAGGCTAACACGTCGTCGATCTCACCTTCTTCCAGATACTCAGGATCATACAGGAAGAGATTCTTCTGCTTACGCACGACGTGCAGGTAGGAGTCCATGATTTCGTGGATCAGCGTCTGCACTGAATCGGCCCCGGCCATCAACAGAGGCGGCTTATTGAACCACGTATGGATGCCTGCATTGAAGTTCAGGATCTCGGCAGGGTAATCCTCCAAACGCTCATACGGCCAGTCTTCGTCGTCCCTGAAGAACTTACTGTGATGTTTGGAGAAGTTGATGAACAGATTTCGCCGCTGATTGATATCAACAGGGAAGTTTCGGGCCCAGATCTCATAGCCGGTGACCATACCGAAGTCATCTAATACGAACCGTGGGTCCATTTCAGGAGCCCCGGCAATGCGCTCATGGGGATCAGGCTCAAGATGGGTCGTATTGCTCAACGAACCATCTGACACGACCTCATCTACAGGACGTCGCCACTTGAAGGCAATCCACCGTGCGTCCGAGAGTCCATTCTGAGCGAGGGGATCAATTAGGAATGATCCGAATTCCCACCTTTGGCCGAAGGGGGATTCCCATTTGACCGTGGTATTCCTGTCTGGATCACCCCGATTCAACATCCGGTCATGTTCTTTAATATGTGCCTCGACTAACTGGCGCGCAGCAGGGGTTATGTTTGGCTGTTGCGTCATTGCCACATGAATCTCGATGTGCTGTTCATGTAGCTGATCAGGCATGATTCGAGTGGGCTGGCCTCCAAGCAAGAATTCTGTCTCCTGCATTGGATCGTCGATCACTGAATCAGGATCGAAATTGACCAGCCTCTCAACGATGCCTTCGATGTCGGCAGTCCAGCCGATCTTCGATACGCCGAAAGGCGAAAGGAAGGCATCCAACAGAACCCTCTTGTCCTGTGCAAGTTGGCCCGTCTCTCGATACCAGTAATCAGAAATTCTGGCTACCGACGTCTCGGCTCCCACGCCCTGCTGATTGAACGGCTGGACTCGAAAGCGGGGATCATGGGCAGCGAGGTTACTGATGTGCTGATCAACCCATCCATACACCAGATTCGCTTTGACGCGAACCGCAGGATCAACCTTTCTGGAAGATGACTGATCAGTCAGCTTTTCACGTAGAGAAGCAGGCTCCATGTTGTATTGAGATATCAGTGTTTCAGATGCCTCAAAGATCGGAGCGTAATACTTCTCGGCGAAATCAATCTGGCGCGTCCAATACTTCAGACGGCCTTCGGTGTCGCCTCTATTTGGATAAGATAGGGCCATTTATTTTTTCTTTTTAATACGGGCATCGGGTCGATTTTTACGAGCCTTGGATCGAAAATCTACCCAAATGTCAGAGGGACCAGAGCGGGTTTGTAAAACTTCCCGTATTGTTCTTCCATCGTTATGGACCCATGTAAATCCACGCTCTTTAGCATCTTCGAACGGTTTGAAACCCGGAATATTAGTCGATTTATCATTGAGAATCAACTCCTTCAGGTTATCCGGGAATCCCCCTTCGGGCTCACTCCACTGACCTCTCCCTAGGGGCGAGGCCTTTGCTATCTTACGAGCTTTCTCTGGCCAGCCTCCGCCGGAAGAATCCGAGGTCGTCTTTGATGCTTTTGCTTTTGGCATATTATATCAGCTTGCAAAGTGGCCGCATTATTGAGACGACCTTTCTTGTACACCGTCACTTACTGCACGCAGCCCACGTCGGCGTTTTATTTCGTTGTCCACTTGCTTTTTACTAAAGCCCAGATTGGCCGCTTCATCATACCGGTCTGTCCAACCAAATAATTCCTTATCAGAGATCTTTTTTATGTTACGAGAGGTGCGAGGATCTTCCTCCGGGTCTACAGGCTTCCCGCCAATTGCGTAGTGCTTTGCTTGATAATAGTCATAATTCACACCAGCAGCCTTGGACGTTGATTTTGATGCTTTTGCTTTTGCCATTACAGTACCCTTTAGCTTAATGTGGCTAGAGTAGCGCGATTCGGGTTTCCGGCCCTAGTATTACTCTTCGTAATATCAGGAAGTTTTACGTTTGCAAGGGCAGGATAAATATGACCGAAAGGATCGTTAGGGTCTTTCTTTTCCTCTTTCTTTTTCTTTCTCCTGTCTCGCATTCTAGCAGCCTCGTCGGCAACAGAAGCTGCTCCCCCAACAAAAGACTGAACACCCGTTGCTATTTTACTAGCCATAATATTCTCCCTAAAGCTTTCTCTGTATCAGTCATAATAATAGCCCTCAAAGAAAGTTACAGAATCAACTGAGAGTCTCGCAACATCTTGATGTACTCAGCATCCGGTGTGAAGGTTGGATGGCTTCCTACAATAGGGGCCTCTGAAGACGAAGCCCTTCCCCTCATCCTATTTTCGTGACGCTTTAACAGATCGTTAAAAGACCTTCCAGAAGGCTTCACATCCTCGGGCATCTTGTGCTTACGGCGTCCGGGACGAAGATCTCCTAACCCTCTGCCCAAGAGGGAACATACATCGACCTGATCGTCATTCGCTCCAGCAGGGAAACGTGTTAGCTCGTGTAAGAGATCTCCAACCCAAGGCGCACGCTTCGGCAACCAGATCATTTCCATCTGCGCTCTACCGGCGATGGAAACGGCACGATCCGCTTTCTTGGTGGACATGTGGAAGGCTTCACGGTAACAGAATACGCTCCGTTCCTTCATCCTCTTGCGGATAAGAGGATCAGCCATGTTAAGGATCTGGCCTTTTTCCTCAAACCACTTTGAGGGCTTCCACTCCATCATCAGATCAATTAAGGCTTCGATCCAATCCAGCGCCTTAGCTTTTCGTCGATACCAGTCAACCACGTAAATATTCGCGTCAGGGTCAATGGCGAAGACGCCGTGGACAGTGTAATCTTTTGAACTATCGTCTGTTGCGTAATCTGATGCTCCGTAGAATCGGAGAGTGTCGTGAGGAGGTAGTGTTTCATACCTCTGAAACCAGTCAAGCTGGAAAGTATCGCCTTCATCTCGAATGGGTTTCTGCTGGTGGAGACTCGCCCATTCTCGTTCTCCCATGACTGCTTTTTGCTCTTGGACTTCTTCGGCTGAATACCAGTCTGGCCAAAGAACTTCTCCGGGCTTTCTTCCGAGTGGATCATTTTCTTCAGCCTCTGTTGGGAGAGAAATTATTTCCCACGGCTGGATACGATCATCCAATTGAGCTTGTTCGATGAGTCGCCCTGCAAGATCATCGTCATGCCAGCGAGTCATGATCAAGATTATTGCGCCTTTGGGTTGTAGACGGGTAAACGCAACAGCTTTGTACCAGTTCCAGACGAGTTCTCGCATGTGGGCTGAGTCTGCATCTCTTCGGTCTTTGAAGGGGTCGTCGATAAGGAAGAGATGCGCTCCTCGGCCTGTGATTGAAGTTCCGACGCCGGAGGCAATATATCGACCTCTTCTTCCTTCCAGACGCCAATGATCCATTGCCGAGACAGCGGGGTCCAGACGAACGTCCGGGAACACACGGTGATATTCGGGGGACGAAACGATTTGCCTAACATCGCGTCCAAAGTCATCTGCGAGGTCTTGGTTGTATGAAGCACAGATCACGAATTTATCTGGATTCCTGCCCAAAAAGAAAGCCGGAAAACGCCTCGAGTTGATTTCCGACTTGGAGTAACGAGGCGGCATAAAGATCATGACGCGTCGTTTCTCGCCTCTTTCCACCGACTCCAGTAGCTCACACATCAGTCGATGGTGGGGTCCGACGACAAATTCAGGGAACGTGTATTTGGTAAATTCCAGCAAAGACTCAGCGGCCTCTTTGCGGGCCAGCAGTTCCTGTGCAGCTTTCAGTTCCCGAGCATCAAGGGTTTTCATTGTCATAATTGTCCCCTTCCTTCTTTGTCCACTTATTCGGTTGCAGCACAGAAGGTAGAGGCGACCGTTCAGAGGCACCGAAGACGCGATCATGCTCTTTCTCGTAGGCCGCATCGTCTTCAGCTAATTGTTCAGAAAAGGAGGCTTCCTCGATCTCGGCCTTCTCAGGCTCAACGGCAGTACGAGAGTTTCGTTCGACGATCTCCCGCAACTGATCCGTGCTCATTTCAGAAAGCTCAAGTGTTTGCGATGTGTGCTGATCCACCCGCACTTCCTTAGGAGCGTGTAGACCGAGAATTTTACATCTCTGATCGACACACCATTGTATGCCCTGAAGGAACGCAACCGAGCCATCCCTCTTCACCCTTTGAAGTTGTTTTTTAGTTAGCTGAAGCCCTTCGAACTCATCGTCTTTCTCTTCAGTTTCGGTAATCGTCTCTGTTGTTTCTTGAGAGCGAGTCCATCCCTTCCAATACTCGGCTTCGAGGGCATCAATGCGAGCAAGCTCAGTAGCCTGTCTGGTGCCGAAGTTAGCAGCAGCCTGCGTCAGCCATTCTTCGCGGATCTCTTTCAGGTCATGGGCGATCATCTGATATGAACAACCCATAAGTTCGGAGATCTCTTTTTGCGTTTTCTGCTTTAGATATAGCTGAGCGATCTGGGTCTGATCGGCTCGCTTTTGCACAAGAGTTCGTCTCTTGTGTCTTTGGCGCTTACGCAATGTCGTCATCGGAGAAATCCCAATCTGATGTATCGTAAACGGCGCGTTCGATGATGTATACAGACCCTTGTGGGCAATCAGATCGNTGCATAACNGCGATGCCTCGGATGGTAACAGGACAAACGCCCGAAGATTGAACAGCTTCCTCAGCAACATGCGAAGGAATGACCATGACCAATTCATCGGGCGTATGTAAGTTGCGGTCTAAAAACTCACCCGCTATTCGTGACATCAGGTGTATTGGAGTCTTAGGCGTCTCCGGCATTACAATTCCAGCCTTGAGTCTGGGCGCAGAGGGCGTGGTAAACTCGGCCTTTAATCCGACGATAGATCTGACCATCCTCCACGGAGCATCCGCAATAAG